TGGCCGCGCCGCCGATCTTATCGAGGAAGCCGACCCGCGCACCACGGCCGAGCTGCTCGCCGACTGGGAGCGCGTTGCCGGCCTGCCCGATCCCTGTGTCGAGGCGCTTGTCGGCACGCAGGCCACCGCGCAACGCCGCGCCGCGCTGGTGGCCAAGCTCACCACCATCGGCGGACAGAGCGCCGCCTACTACATCGCCCTGGCGGCGAGCCTGGGCTACGCGATCACCGTCACCGAGTTCGATCTGCACGACGTCGAAGACAACGTCGAGCATCCGCTCACCGGCACGCCCTGGCAGTTCGCCTGGCAGGTGAATGCTGCCGAAGACACCGTCGGCGTGCTCACCGTTACCGATACCGTTGAAGACCCCCTCGCGTGGTGGGGCAACGAGCTGCTGGAGTGCGTTATCAGCCGGCTTAAGCCCGCCCATACGCACGTTTTATTCGCCTACACCTAAGAAGGAGATTATATGGATCGCACATTCGAATCCGGTGCCGCCGGCAGCCCGCCCAGCGCTCCGGCCAGCCCCTCCAGCGGCTATCCGACGGCGGGCAACCCGCAGGCCGCCACGCCGGCCACCAAGCCGGGGCCGTGGTGGTATCACATGATGACCGAGGAGCTGCGCGCCGTGATCGTCGCTGCCGGCTTGACGCCAGACCATACCGACGTGACGCAGCTGTCGCAGGCCATCCAGGCGCTGTTCATCGCCAACCAGAAGGCCGTCGTCATCAACGGCGCCGTTTTCGAGGCTTCGGTTACCAATGGCGAAGTCGTGCGCTGGGATGCCGCCAACAACCGCTTCGACGAGGCGATCGCCGACGGCACGGCCAACAACCACGCTGTCGGTGTCGCCGACGTCACGAACAGCAAGGTCTACCTCTATGGCGAATGCCCGCTCTTCACCGGCTTGACGCCAGGGGCGCGTTACTACCTCTCTGCTGGTACGCTTGGCGCAATCACCACGACAGCGCCGCTCGATACTGTGATGATCGGCATCGCGAAGAGCGCTACAACGCTGTGGGTTGATGTGGATGCTGCGCCGGCGCAGCAGGGTGTCGAGGTCGGATCTGTCATTTTCGTTGCAAAAAACACTGCCCCGACAGGCTATCTCAAGGCCAACGGAGCTGCAGTTTCGCGCACGACCTACGCGGCGCTGTTCGCAGCAATCGGCACTACATTCGGCGCCGGTGACGGCTCGACCACATTCATTCTGCCCGACCTGCGTGGCGAGTTTGTTAGGGGATGGGATGATGGCAGAGGAGTGGATTCTGGCCGCGCGTTCGGGAGTTCTCAAGCAGACGACTTTAAAAGCCATAGCCACAATATTCCATATTCAGATGGATATTCACTTACGAACCTGACTGCCGAGAGGTCTGGGGTTCAGGATGGTACATACCCAACGTCAGTCGCGGGTGGCACCGAAACTCGCCCGCGTAACGTCGCCCTGCTTTCGTGTATCAAGTATTGATCGGAGATTCCCCTATGAAAAACGTTTGTCAGCTGGACTCCCACGGGTATTTTGTCAATGTGGTTGTTGCAGATTCGTCGCCACTTGAAGTTGGTGTGTATTTAATCCCCGGCGGCGCAATCGATGCACCACCACCTTCCGTTCCGGATGGCATGCGTGCCAGGTGGAATGGCAGCAGCTTCGATATGGAGGATATCCCGCAGCCAGTCATTCCGCCTGCGCCGACTCTCGACGAGCTAAAGGCTGCGAAGAACGCCGAGATCAACCTCGCCCGTGCCGCCGCGAACACCAGCACCTTCGCCCACGGCGGCAAGACCTTCTCCTGTGACCAACTCTCGCGTGGCGACATCGACGGCGTGAATGGCTACGTGGCGCTCTTCGGCGCGCTGCCGCCTGAGTTCCCTGGTGCCTGGAAGGCGATTGACAACAGCTTCCATCCGATTTCCGACGTTGCCGCCTGGAAGGCGTTTTATGCCCCGATGGTGGCCACCGGCGCGGCAAACTTTGTCCATGCCCAGGAACTCAAGGCCCAGCTCGCGGCGGCGACGACGGCCGAAGAAGTTGCGGCAATTGTCTGGTAACGCCATGAGCGCGCTGATCATCGTCTGGCTCCTGACCAGCCTCGTCCTCGGCCCGCTGGTCGGTGCCTGTATCCGCCATGGGGAGCAGGGGAAGTCATGACCGCCCAGCTCGCCATCATCTTCGGCGCCCCCGGCAAGCTGTCGGCTGACCTCACGGAGTATTTCACCGGCTGTCGTGTCTATCACATCTGCTTCGTGTGCGAGGAATCGGGCTGGGCCTACGACCAGCATCTGCTGTTTCGGCGCTTCCGCTGGGATGGGCACTACAAGCCCGAACTGGTCAAGCTCTATCCGTGTCCGTTCCCGATCACTGAAGATGAGCTGCGCGAAGAAATGCTCGGCGACATCGACGCCATCTGCAATAGTGATGGCTCGCTGTGGCAGCGGCTCATGCGCACGCTCTACGGCTTTCGCGACTACGCGGCTTGGGCGCTGCGTCCGTTTTATCACGCCGTCGGCAAGAGCACGCCGAACTACGGTGGGACAGTGTGCTCCGGCCGCATCCGCGACATGGGCGCGGCGCGCGGCTTCCTGGCGCTCGGGACGATGCTTGATGCCGAGCCGAGTCCGTGCGATTGGGCGAGATGGTTTGCCACGCATGGCACGAAGTAAAGACGGCGCGACCGGGGAATGGTGATGCGGGATAACTTTGAAAAAATCCTGGAGAGTATATGCACTGCAATAAGGATGTAGAGGGCTGTCCGCACGCGAGGGAATCCGCCGAAATTGCGGTAAAGAAAGTGTTTGCCATTCTTGGCGTTGACATCTACAGGCCTGAGTCTGTCGAGGAGTTCCGCGAAGACCTGCGCTTCGGCAAGAGGCTGCGGCGGGTGGCGGATCACTCCCTACTGGCGCTGGTTGGCGTCGTCATGGTGGGCCTGGCTGCTGCGCTATGGGCCGGAATCGTCCAGAACATCACAAGGGGGTATTGATATGTTTGGCGCATTGTTTTCGTTCTTGGGGGGCTCGGTCTTCCGCATGGTATGGGGCGAGGTCGCCTCGTTCTTCCAGAAAAAGCAGGATCACGAATTCGAGCTTGAGCGCGTCCGCCTGCAAGGCGCGATGGAAGCGGCCCAGCACGACCGCAACATGGCCGCCATCAAGCTGCAATCCGACCTCGGCATCAAGGTTATCGAGGCGCAACGTGACTCAGCAGTGGTACAGATCGAGACTGATGCTTGGTTGGCTGCCGTCAAGGACGTAGGCCGGCAGACCGGAATCCGCTTCCTCGATATCTGGAATGGTGCCGTGCGCCCATTGCTTGCCACGCTGGCTATCCTGGTCATCGTCGCCGAAGTGATTGCCACCGGCTTCATTTTGTCCGAGTGGCACAAAGAACTGGTCGCGGCGATCCTGGGCTTGTATGTAGCCGATCGCAGCTTGAGTAAGCGGGGCAAGTAGCATGCTCGACTTGGCACTCGGCGTGGCTGCGGCGCTGGCCAGACGTTTCGAGGGGTGCTACCTGCGGCCGTACCTCTGCCCGGCCGGGGTTCCGACCATCGGCTTCGGGGCAACCTATTACGAGGACGGCAGTCGCGTTACCCTGTTAGATCCACCGATCACCCGCGAGCGTGCCGAGGAACTGCTACTCTGGATGGTACGCGCCAAGTACCTGCCGGCCGTGATCCGGCTTTGTCCTGGCATAGACGATCCACTGCGCCTGGCGGCGATCATCGACTTCACCTTCAACCTCGGCGCCGGCAACCTGCAGGCCAGCACCCTGCGCAGGCGCATCAACGCCGACCGATGGGATGACGTACCGGGCGAACTGCGCAAGTGGGTCAAGGGTGGCGGTCGAGTGCTCGCCGGCCTGGTCAAGCGGCGAGAGGCCGAGGTGGTACTGATATGAGGTCGAGCATCCTCAGAGCTTTTGCTGTTACGCCGTGATCGACGTTCACCGCACCATGAACGCCCCAATAGGCATCTGCCACGGCTGGGCCTGCCCGCGCATGACCAAATGCGCCAAGAGCGATTTTAACGCGCCGCCGCGCACCTTGAGCACCTGGACGCGGCATTACATGGCCGTGGTGGTCGGCGATAACTGCCCGGACTTCGAGCCGCTTGCGCTACCGTCGCATCAAACATGGGGCTGCGGCCCCGAAGATCCGAGCCGCTGAATGGCCCAATGGACGCTCATCCTCATCAACGATGACGACCGTTTCGGCGAGTCGTTGGCCCGGGCGACGAAACACATTGCTGTGTACGCTTTCCTTGTCGGCTGTCTGGCTGGAGCGGGGATGGTGTGGTTCGTCGCAAGCTGACGCCGCTGCGCTCACCAAAGTTTTTCAGCGAGATTCGAACCGCGCAAATTCGCGTAGCGCATCAGCATTCTCGGCGAGCGGTGCCCGGTGATCTTGGCAATTTCAAATTCCGACATCATGGTTTTTTCGAACAGGCGACTGGTCGCCTCATGGCGCAAGTCATGAAAGCGCAAGTCGCCGCAGCCGGCCGCATCGGCGATCCGCGCGAAAGCGCGCGAGAGTCGGGATGTCGTGCGCCGCAGCGATGCCTCTGATGGGTCGCCATCCCACCAGGGGAACAGCAGACCATTGCGAGCATGTCCTCCATATGGTTCGAGCGCCTTGACCGCCACGCTCGACAGCGGCACCTGGCGATTGTCGCCGTTCTTCGTGCGGTCCAGAAAGATCGTGCGCTGCGGAAGGTCGATCTGGTCAAGCGTCAGCGTGTAGCACTCCCGCAAGCGCATGGCAGTTTCAAGCGCCAGATCGAACAGCAGCAGCAGCTTGTCGCGCTCGGGCAAAGCAAACGCCCGTTCCTTGCCTTCCGGCTTTGCGAAATCAAAGATGCGCCGGATGGCCGCTTCCTCATCGGCGCTCATGCGCCGCTCGCGTGACTGATCCTCGCGCGCATCCTTGCCAATGGCCGCCAGCACCGACTCATCGCCCGGCGTGTAGCTGGCATAGCCCTTCGGCAGCAGGCGCAGCGGGTTGTTCACCATCTCGCCACGCCGCAGCAGGAAGTCGAACATGCGCGCCAGCGCCCCGGCCTGGTGGCGGATCGTTGACGGCGCAAGCTGCCCGACCTGTTTGGCGGACTTCACGAAGCGCTCGCACCATGCGTAATCGATCTGCGAAAGCGCCACCTTGCCGATGGACTTGCCCAGCGAGATCAGCACCCGCTCATCCGAATCCGGTACCGATACCTTGACGCAATAGCTGTCGATGGCCTCGCCAATCGTCACCGGCGCATCGGCGGCCCGTGCGAACTCCGGCGGCACCTGCCCGGCATCAAGCAATTTTTCAAGACGCGCGACATAGGCATCGCCTTCGGCCTCGTCCTTGAAGCGCAAATACACCGGGCGCGGCAGCACGCCCTGACGCTTGATGCAGTATTCCCAGGCGCCGGCCTTGCGCCTTTTCATCGCCATGACAAACTCGCGTACACGGACAATCCTCCATATTCCGGGTGGGATGCCATCTTTTTCGGGTGGCTTTTGCCCTATTTTGCCACGTTTCACCACGTTTGGCGATGTCGTTTAGGCAACAAAAAACCCGCACGCAGCGGGTTATTTTACTTGTAAATCAACGTATTAGTTTGGAGGCGCGACCCGGAATCGAACCGAGGTACACGGCTTTGCAGGCCG